GTTGTACTTGAACTGGGCCAATAACATCTATAAATTCCATGAAAGATTTACCATCTTTATCTTCGATGGTAATCTTTTCCTGATAGTTTTTCCAGTCCATTTACTTTTCCGTCTCTTTATTATTTAGAAACTGTTGCTTCAACATCTTTGAAAGATCTGATGTTGAACCTACAAAAACAGCGTTATTAGTAACATTATTTGTAGTTTTAACTGCTTCTTCGTCAACTTCTTTAACTTTTTTCTGAAGATCTAGTAACTTATCAGTGGTATCAGCAACTGATTTAATAATTTGTCCAGCAACTTCATATGCCCTTGCACTACCTTGTTCTTCAGCAACTTCCATAATACCATTAAGTGCTTCTTGACCTTTTTCAATTAATGAATAAAGATTTCCTCTAGTATATTCATAATCTTTACGTACCTCAGTTTTACCATCATTTTTGGTTAATTTATTTTCAGATACGGTGCTAACCTCAATCTCACTACTGGTATTGAGTGCGTCATCTATAGGATCAAAATTGTTATTCATTAGATGTCCTCTTTCCTAACTGGACTGTAAGTTTTACCATCACCTAAGAATTCCCAGTTCTCATCAAATCCAAAGTCATCAGCAGGCCCTGCATCTGCAGGATTAGGTGTTGCGGTATATCTCATTTCACGTTTTGTAGTTTGAACATTAGTATCTGCATATAGATCTGTTTGAACTTTTTTGATAAGTCCTTCTGAAGTATCTGAGATTGGGCCAAAGAGATAAGTTTTTGCGGTAAAATTTAATGTGTATATTAGTGCTCTTCTTGTACTAAAGTCTCCTTCATAGTCATCTTGAAAAGAAACATTATCTAAAACTAAAGGAATATCTCTTTTTTCTCCTATAGATTTTACTAAATCAACTGTTAGTGTAAATGCTGGTTGAAAATATGGAAGTATCTGTTCAACAATCTGTAAAGCATCATCATTTAATTTTGTCCATATACTCAATTCAAATCCAATATTATATGGAACAGGCATATAAACCTTTTTTAAATTAGTTCCATCAGAAGTTTTAAATGTCTGTGTAACACCTGCTTTTCTAGTAGGATCATAAGAAATAGTATTCATTTCAAATGACATTCTTGGTAATGTTGTAGCAACTGGTTTGTTTAAATCTGCTTGTTGTTCCAATCTAGCAAGAAATTTTTGAGCAGGGCCATATGATAATGGTACTTTAAAGTCACTAAAATCTTCACCATCTTGAGATTTGTGCTTAATAACAATGTTATTAAATACTGTACCAAAAGATATTATGGTTTTTCTAACTATTTCGTGATAATAATAAGTTCCTAACATTATACTTGTCCGAATGGGTTACCTTCACTGAAGTCAATAATAGCATCTGCTTCTGCTTCAATATTGTCGCTCTGATCATATTGATCGGCAAATTCTGCTTTAGCAATATAATCTACATTATATCTAGCACCAGAAGTAGTTCCAACAGCAATCTCACCAGCTTGGAATGTTCCTGATGTAGTTCCCAATTTAAGGACAACTTCATCTCTATCCCAACTCTTAACTCTACCTATAGCACCACTAACAGATCCTTGAACAGCCTCATTGAATTGATAAGTTCCAATACCAGTTATAGTTGCTGGTTGTGAAATAGTTGCAATACCTGTATGTGAAGTATATCCAACACCTGCATCAGAAATAAGAATTTGAGTGACCATATTAGCAGATTTATCTACAACTGCTCTAGCAACAGCAATAGTATTTCCAACACCTACAGGTGGTGCATCGAAGAATATAGTTGCTGCATCTGCATAACCACTACCACTATTTCCAACACCAGTAGTTATTATCTGAACACCAGCAGTACCAGCAGGGCCTAAGTTTGCAGTTGCGGCCGCACCAACTCCATTGTATGTGGTAATACCATTAGTTGCTGTTGTTGCAGTACTTACTATAGTAACTGTAGGTGGTGTAGTATATCCAGCACCAGTATTTGTTAATAAAATTTCTTTAACAGAATGTACACCGTAAACAGATGTTGTTATAGCTACCGCAGTTGCAGTAATACCTCCACCGACTGGCCCAGGCCCTGAAATTACAACATTAGGTGCTGTAGTGTAACCATATCCATCTTCATTAAGGAATATATTTCTAATATATCCACTTGAAGTACCAATATTTAATGTTGCAGTTGAACCAATAGAGATTAACTGTAACTCAGTCATATAACCATAATCAACGAGTGTCTCATCAATTGCCTGTGTAGAATCACTAATTTGATTCCATCCACCAACGTCATCACTAAGTTCGTAAAGTTCACACTGTAATTCATAAACATATCCTTTACCTAACTGATAGAAAGGTTTTTCATGTTCTACAAATTTAACTTCAAAAATTCTTTTACCTAATGGAAAATATATTAAATCTCCTTCACGTGGTCTACCTTCAACAAGTATTTCATCATCAGGCATTGAAACTAAAAATGGTGCAATAAAATCTTCCCATCTTTCTTTTGATATTGTTATGACCAATTCATCTTTTAAACTCATACCAAATTTAGTCATTATATCACCAGCACCTGTATACCCTTCATAGGTATTAACATATGCTTCTAATAAAAAATTATCGTCAAATTTTGACGATTCAACTTCTCTAAAAATACTATCTTTATTAACTATTTTTCTAGGCAGATAAGTAATTTCAACACCATACATCCTCAACTGTTCGTTGATAAGATCCTGAATAAGTCTTTGTTCTCCTGAAGAACCTTTTAGGAAAAATGGATTTAATGCCATAATATTAACCTATCATATCAAGGGGTGGTACCTCGTATTCTGAAGTCATCTTCTCTAGAAGAGTATCTATTTCTCTTTGTCCATCTTCATATATTTCTCTACCATTAAATTCAATTCCACCAGGAAGTCTAACTCCTTTAAATTTAATTAAATTTTGTCCCCATTGCTTCTTCAACAATGCAGTTAAATATTTCTTTAACCATGGATCATTATATACTTGACTATATGCTGTAGGATCTAATGCTCTCCAACATTCTAATACAATATATGAACCAACTTCTTCAGCCTTCCAATCAATATCCAAGTACAATCTATCTTGTCTTTGGTTAAATCTGATCTGTTTATCTGTGGTTAATAGGAAATCAATATCTTCTAGATAAGTCTTAACCATAGCATATTGTAGCAAATCAACTGAATTAAATTGATATAAGTCATTCAAAAATAGTTGATATTTAATACTAAACATCCCAGATGATATTGTACTACTATCAAATTTAAATACTTTTTCTACACCAATTACAGAATCTGGAACAGGTATAAAGTTTGAATTTTCATACCAATTAGAAGTAACAGTTCCTACTCCACTTACATTTGAAGAACTACTTGTAGTAACTATACCAACTCCACTAGTTCCGTTTGCTCTTCCTCTATCAATATCTTCTTGAGTAAGTTGATGTTTAAGATACATTTTCTCAACACCATTATAATGACGTTCGTTGAAAAATTGTATTGCATCATCTATTAAATCATCAGCCTGATCATCATCAATATTAATATCCAAAACAGGAGAACCCAACTGCCTATAGGCATAATCCTTAAGTTCTTGTCTAGTTGTTGGTTTTGCCATCAGTAAGAGCCTCCATCTATTAATCCAGCAGTTAATGTTCCATCTACGTAAGCATCTGCTGTAAATGTTGCTATTGCACCAAAGGTAGCAATACCAGCAGTTACAACTAAACCACCAGTAGTAGCTCTAAATCCCCTACCAGCAGTAACTAATCCAACAGAATCAACATTTGTTACATCTTCGTAAGTAACTGTTCCACCAACTGAAAGGTTACCAGCAACTGAAAGACTATCCGTTAAACCATCAAATGTAAATCCTGCACTATCTCTTAAAGTAGATCCTGCTCCAATAAAAGGAACACGAGTCGCTGTTAAAAGAGAATATGTAGATACACCTGTGATATTTAGTGATTGTGCGTTTACGTTATCAAGAACGATATCGTCACTCAAGAATAAGTCACCACCAACAAAAAGATCTCCAGTAACCGTAGCACCAGTGGAGATTGTATTAAGTACTTTTGTTGTTCCATGATACAGTTCTGCTGTACCACCATATCCAATTCTTAATGCACCTTCACCAGTATCACTTATATAACTATGAGAACCATCATGATATATTTCTAATGCAGTGGAAGAAGTACCAAATTTTAATTTAGTACCAGCATTATATTTAAAAGCACCTTCACTTGCATCAAATGATGCTGTAACTATACCAACACTATGCTTGAAGTGCATGTCTCCAGCAAATGATGATATTCCAGTATTAACATCTAAAGTTGATACTGAAGCGATACCACCGACTACATTTTGTGCTGTAATCGCAGTAAGAGCCTCACCACCAGACGCACTGGAAAGTATTTTTACAGCATTTTGTTGACCAACTCTTACTCTAATATCTGCCATTATTAGCTCCTAGTTACTCCTTCTCTCACTAAGACATTTCCCTCAACAACCCTTTCTACAACACCACCTTTCGTAATGAGAATATCATAAACATATCTACCTGCTCTTAAACTAGTAGTAGTTGAAGCAGCTAATTCTAATACAATCTTTCCAGAACTGGGTTCAGGAATACTAGCATTAAAATCTGTTGCTGTAGATGCACCTGCCCATTTTCTCATTTGAGACGCAACGGTGTATCCATTCAAATCTAATGCTGAATTATTATCAGTAGATTCTAAATTAAAAGTTTGTTGGAATGTGGATCCTGTATTTACTACAAGATTATTAACATATACTGCAGCCATCTATTTACGAAAAGAATCCCTACTTCCTATTTATAGGAGTACTACTTCTTAGTTAACTTATAGAGTAAACTCTTTATTTCATCTAATTCATTTCTTAATCTGTTTATTTCCTCTCTTTGAGAATCAACAGCATTTATTTTATTCAATCTGTGCTTATATTCTGAATCATTACAATTCACAATAGCACCAGTAGTTTCATCCCGATATAAACCAGGGTACCCCTGAACTTTAATCATTTAACAGCAATAGTACGAAGATCTTTAATCTTAACTGGGTATGCCTGATTAGAAGAGGACATAACAATTTTAATTACATATCCAGTAAACTCTCCAAGATTTTCTGCAGAGAACTGATATTCTTTATACTCACTATCTACACTTGGTGGAACGAGTGCATCAGGTAGACCACTATTCTTAGATTCATCTACTACTTGATTACCAAAACCATCTCCAGTTGTATCCTTAAGATTATCATAGCCAGGGAACAATTCAAACTCTTGTAATATACCCATAGAATCAGGTCTTTCTAGAGAGTAAAGAACTCTAAAGTCAGCACTGGAATCTCTATATGCACTAACAATTACTTTTAGTGAATCGGCAGCCTTGTTAATCTTAACTAACTGAGAAACATAAACTGCAGCATGAGGATCATTATCATGAGACTTAACCTCAGCATTAGTAGCATAATCTGATACTGGTTTGTCTATCATATTTGTTCCAAATTGTGTATAAGCAACATCTGTATAGATTATTGGAGATACATTTTGGTTCTGGGTAGATAGTGTTATACCTGTAGTAAATGATTTATTTCTTTCAATATTACCTAAGTAAGTAGTTTCATTTATCTGAGAACATACTAGTCTTGGACTATTTAAAGTATTAAGATTATTAAGTTCTACAGGTTGGAATCCCTTATCTTGGAATGAAACTTCATTACCATCAACACTAGTTCCTGTTACAGTTCTAATAGATCCTTTAACACTAGTCAAAGGTGATGGTGTAACAATATTATAACAAGGAGTTAATTGCTCAAACTGTATATTTCTACTTGCTTTAGCAACTTCACCACCAGCAAAACCACTATCTGTAAATGATAACTCTGGGTTAGCAGTTGCATCAATACTTCTATCTTTACCACCACTGGTTGTGTTAAATCCAACATAATAAGAATTTAATCCAATATCTATTGGAGAAATTTGATGGTTAGTATTAATTCTTCTTAGAGAAACACCATTTAACTCATATTTTTCTATATGATCACCAGAACTATATGGTGTTGTTAAAGTGGAATCTACACCACGAACAAGGTCATCTAAGGTTCCATTTCCTACTGATCTGTATCCAATAATTTCATCCTGAATTCTTATATAACCAGTACTTCCAACACCAATAGGTGCTCCTTCAAAAGTAGAGAATCCAACAGTAGATCCAACACTAATTGATGATGCATTTACTGCTAAATCGAGTGAAAGAGTTGATCTCTCACTATTACCAGCAATATCCAATAATTGTAATTGGTTATTTGTGGCATGCATACCATGATCAAATTGGTTGACTAAGAAATGCTTACCATCATATGGTGCACCATCAACTACTAAGTCTGAAGTAAAGACTGGGCCACTACCAGTAGAAGCATTTTGTATAACTCCACTTACAGGATCAACATATCTAAAGTCTTCAGTATCTTTAAATGATCCTGTAGCAGATGTTCCTTGAATACCAGAGAGATATAATGTATCAAGACCGCTATTCTCAACAACGGTTAATAGAGCACCAGCACCAACATCTCCAGCAACATCAGCAGTTACAATACCTACAACATCACCAACTTTGTAACCTTTTGCTGCACCAGCAGTTGTAAATCCAGTAATTGTTCCATTTACATCTACTGTATTAATTTTAATCTTAAATCCTTCACCATTACCTATTACATTAAAGGTACTAACATCACTGGTAGTGTTATTATATCCTGATCCACCAGATGTGAGAGATGCGTTAGTTACT